TGAAGCCCCTGTGGTGTTTGCTCCTAGAGCAGTTCTTCCAACAGCAACATTACTAGCCGCTGTGGTATTGGCTCCTAATGCATCTCTACCAACGGCAACATTGTCTGCCCCTGTTGTGTTTGCATCCATAGCGTCTATACCAATAGCTACATTACTTGCACCAGTGGTAGTTGCTCTAAGAGTATCTTGACCAAATGCTGTATTGTTAGAAGCGGTGGTGCTGTTTTCTAAAGACTTGAAACCAAAAGCTGAGTTTCCAGTACCTGTTGTATTTGTTGTTAAAGACGAGGTACCTACTGAGGTATTTCTTTCACCTGTGGTGTTTGCATCTCCTGCAAGCGCACCGATAAGGGTGTTGTTAACCCCTGTGGTAACTCCACCACCTGCGGCATAGCCTACAGCGGTATTAAAGGTATCTGTGGAAGTTGCAAAGTCTTGAGTAACCAAGGCGTTATGCCCAATAGCCGTAGACTTGTTACCCTTGTGGTCATTAAATAACGCACCTACACCTACAGCAACATTAAAGTCTGCATCAGTAAGGTCTGGCCCTGCAACATAACCTATAATTACGTTCTGAACCCCTGTCGTTAGGTCTACCCCTGCTTGATAGCCTACTGCGGTATTACCTGCGTCTGCTCCTGCATTCAATGTTTTAAGAGCTTCAAAACCAATGGCTGTATTAAAGCCATTTGCATCTTCAGTCTTTAGGGCATCAAAGCCCACAGCAACATTACCGTCACCCGTAGTCAGAGCCGTACCTGCTTCATCGCCCACGACAACATTATAATTACCACCGCTTGCAATGCTGTTACCTGCGTTGACACCTGCGCGGAAGTTACTTGTGCCTGCGGTGGGGGTTGTAATAGAACCAGAAACCAATGCAATAGTTTCAACTTCAACTCCACCTTGTCTTGAATAAAATGCTAATTTGCTATCTTCAGTACCATCAGTAACATCTAAAACCTGCGATCTAATCATACCCATGCGGATAGACTCATCTGCACTATTTTCACTATTAAAAGCAATTACTCCTGCAAAATCATTGTCAGCAGGATTTGCACTGTTTCTAAATAAAGAAAGTGTCGGGCCTGAGTTTTCATCTGTATCTGTACTTATTAGACTTAATACAGATAAGTTGTCAGCAGTTGTAATCGTTGAAGATGCATTACTAGCAAACCCACCGTTAAACACAGTAGCCGCAGTAGTAGTCAAAACACCTGTAACAAGAGCGGTAGTCGCCATATCCACAGCACCGTCAATGTCCACGACATCTAGGTTAGTAGTGCCGTCAATATCTATATCGCCAGAGATGTCTAAAGAAGCACCTGTTAAGACTCCTGCAACAGTAAGCGTAGAAGCCATATCAACCGCACCGTCAATGTCAACAACGTCAAGGTTGGTAGTTCCGTCAATATCTACGTTACCTGAGATGTCTAAGGACGCAGCGATTATCTCACCGCTTGCATTGATAGCTCCGTTAATATCAATCGTAGTTGCAGCTATTTGAATTTCTGTGTCAGCTACTATGTCTAGTTGTCCATCAGCACTAGAGTTAATGTAGATTGCTGAGTCTCTGAACTGGACTTTTTTATCAGTGCCAAGAGTAGAATCAGCATTAGAAGCAAAGCCACCATTAAACACAGTAGCAGCGGTTGTGGTTAATACGCCTGTAACGAGTGCAGTGGTCGCCATGTTTACAGCACCATCAATGTCAACAACATCTAAGTTAGTAGTGCCGTCTACATCTAAATCGCCATTAAAATCTACGTTGCCTGCAACTGCAAGCGTTGTAGCCATGTCAACAGCGCCATCAATATCAACAACATCAAGGTTTGTTGTGCCGTCTACGTCTATATCTCCAGAAATGTCTAAAGAAGAAGCAGTCAACACACCCGTAACACCAAGTGTACCTGCAATGGTTGCGTTCACATCTACATCTAGTGTATCTATGTGTGCTGTACCATCTAAGTAAAGATCACGCCACTCTTGTCCAGAGCTTCCAAGATCAAATGCACTGTCAGTGTTAGGGATAATATTACTATTTACATCTGCACCGAATACAACATTATCACTTGCTGCGTCACCTAGAGTAAGCGTACCGCCATTAAGTGTTGTAGTACCAGTGACTACAAGAGTTCCACCGATAGTTGTGTTGCCTGTTATACCTAGTGTGCCACCAACAGTTGTGTTGCCTGTTACGCCTAGAGTGCCTGCAATGGTTGCGTTAGCATCTACGTCTAGTGTATCTACATGGATAGTTCCGTCAAAGAAGCCGTCCTTAAACTCTAAAGAGCTAGTACCTAAGTCAATGTCTGAATCAGTTACAGGAACAATTGCACCGTCTTGGATGCGAATCTGTTCTACTGCTGCACTGCTTACCTGTACAAAAAATCCCCAACGGTTGTTAGTGGTATCGACTACAAGCTTGTTTAAGAAATCTTGATCGCCAATAATTTCAATGTTACCACCTTCTCCTGCTCCACCGTCATGTTGGTGTCCGGTAGTTCCAGTAGAAGTGTATGCAAACGCAGATACAAGTTTATTGTATTCGTCATTAAAAAGTGCAGCGGTGATTGTATCGCCATCTGTAAGTGTGCTTTGTCTAGTATAACTTGATCCTGCCATGTCTGGTTATCTCCTGCCTGATGGGACGTAATCAACGTACAAGCCGTTAATTGCATAGGGTGCGTTTTGGTCATCACTGGTAATTCTAAAGTTTGTTACGTGTCCACTTCCTTCTACTGCTTGTCTAAACATTGGATCTTTACTGCCGCCAAATGTTGCTGCTGCAAACGCTACGTTTCCAAAAGAAGAAGGAATTGGAATTCCTACTACGGGATATGGTGCAGGTTGAGGAATATCTAAGTCTTCGTAGTCATATCGAAGTCTTAGAAACGGGAGTATCTCGCCTTCAGGAGACACAGATATTTTAACGTAGTACAAAGTCTTTCGAGTTCCGATGTCTCCAAAATCATAATTGGGTGTGCTATATTTTGCTGAAATATTAAAAGCTGTTCCATCATCAGAAAATGCATTGCCTGAGTCATGGTTATAAACATAGCCTTTGCTATCTCCGTGAAATGTTTTTTCCACGCCATCTTTGTTAAAGCCCGATGTTAGACCTGTTGCTTGTATTCCTTTTGTTTCAGACCATTCAAAACCGTTAGGTGTTAATGTTCCTATAATTCCAAGCGCAATAGACGAAGCACCACCAACCTGACTAAAAAATAATCTGTATTGTGATTTGCTTCGGAGTACTGTACTAGCAAGCGTAAAAGTATTTACAGACTTTGCAAGTGTAGATATTACAGACTGTATTTGCCGACTTACTGATCCTAATTCAACGTCACCAATACGTGCTGTACCTGCTACTGAACGTATGCCATCCGGTGAAAGAAACACCAAGTCACCGCCAATCTCTTGGATGCTATGTGAACTCAAGCAACCTACGTTTTTAGTAACTGGAACAATTGCAATGTTAGAAGAACTAGTAATGTTGATAAGCTTGTGTATGCTATTGCGACAAAAGATAATTAAGTCATCACGAAAGCTTTTGATGCCTACTACTTGGTCTGGCAATAAGATGCTGCCTGCACCTGAACCAGAAAAACTAGATGGATCAAGTGTTGAGCTATAAAAGATTGTGTTCTTTGCGGTTGGTGCGCCTGCTACAACTAAGTGATTATTGTGTATAGCGCATGTGGTCGGTGCTGTTGTTCCGCTAACAGTTACTTCTTCTGCAAAAAATGTACGGTTAGCTAAAGTTCCTGTTCCTGTCATTTTAAAAAGAAAAGGCTTATTAACTCCGTCAGTAATAACAACTGAGCCGTAATCGGTGTTTCCTTCAAATACTGCAAAAGATGTTTGAGCTTGTGCAGTTCTATCGTCTGCACTGCGTCCTGAAAAAGTTGAGAAGTTATCTCCTCCACTTGCAACGCTTGCTTTGTTAATCTGTAACCAAGTAGTTTCGCCATCTTGACTAAAGAAAATTCCAACGCCACTACAAATAATTACTCCGTCTGCATATACTTGCACACCAAGAATACGATTACCACCGTTAGGTCGAGTATCACCAAAAGCTGAGTAACCGTTTATACGTCTGTACCCGCCATCTGGATTAACTTCAAAGTTTAATAACTCTGTAGCAACTCCGGGCTGTGCGAGCATTTCAAGTTGATTAAGGTTAGTATTTAAACCACCTCTGCATGAAATACCAAAGGGTTGTGAAGCAGCCATTAAACGAACCTCATCCGGTCATCTTTAATATCCGCAGGTACTGGCTCAATAAGATTAGAGCGCATGCTGCGTAAACCTTTTCTATAATCTTCTAGTGCAAAAGCTGCTGCTTGCGGGTTATCTTTAAACTGCCAGATGTAGTACCTAGCTCTAGCTTGTAGAACGCCCGTATACAAATCTGGAAAAACTATAGTGTCTCCGTGTCCAGAGAGTCTTGAAGGAAGATCCCAAGCGTAGAACCAGACGCGGTAGACCTTGTCAGGAATGGGACTGAGTCCAAATTTGCGAGAGTCAGGGCTACGTATAACAGCGTTAGGTACACCAAATTGTTGAGAGTCTGCATCATCTAAGTTCTCCGAAATTCTGCGAAAGTCTTTCCAAGCTTCTATAGTCATAAAGCGTAAGTTTCTAGCTACATAAGGAGCTACTTCACCTGAGACACCTACGGTGGTCATGTAGAAGTTGTCCCAGTCTATTGAACTAAAATCCGTTGTAATGTTTGAACTAGCGGGTTTTAGTTCATAAAATCTTGTGCCTGCAACAGTCTCAACATATACGTTGCCGTACATGGGATCTGTCTCACCACTTTCTGCCGAAGCTAGAAAAGGCCATTGTGGTTCTTCAGTTATAATATCAAAGTAAGCGCGGTTTACTGAGTCTTTGACATGTTGTTGAACACCTAACGCGCCTGCGAAAGTTGTTGATGTAAGGGCAACTTCATTGAGTTCTCGTAGAAGCTCATTAGTTAATTCAAGGTAGGTTGTTGCCATAAATTATTGCGCCTTTGATTTAGTTTCAGTTTCTTTCTTTCCGAAAATAGCGTCCCAGTTATCTTCGTATTTCTTTTTATTCTCTGGCTTGTACCAGTTACCTGTGTCTCCAAGGATTCTTTTCTTGCTGTTTCCTTTAATCATTACAGGCTTGTTGTCGCTTCCTACTAGTGGCATAAATACCTCTTATAAAGATCAGGGGGCTTTTACACCCCCATCTCTAGTTACTTACTTAGTCGATACCGTAGAACGCTGAAACCATTGCTTCAGGACGTAATACTTTAGCACCATATACGTGCAGACCACGACAGATGTCACCGAAGCTATCTGGATCACGGATGACCTCAGTGCTTGTGATAGTCTGTGCAGTTGCAGTGGAGCTAATGTGACCAGACAGTACTTGACCCGCAGCATTGCTTGGAGTAGCAATGTTGTTAGACTTGTACATGTCAAAGCCGCGTAGCTTGCCAGATGATACTAGACCGTTACGGATAGAGCCTTGGCCTGCGTTGAAGTCTACAGACATTAGCTTAGAGCTAGACTGAGACAACTGCTCGTAAAAGCTAGGTGGAGCCAAGAACCAACGACCTTCTTCTGGAATGCTTTGCTCGTCAAGAAGACGGGCCATGTGTGCCATGACATCCAAAGGATCATGCTCGTTAGAACCGAAACCAATGTCCAAGTTACCAGTGCCATCAAGAGTTCCTGCGGCTAGGTCAGTAGCACTGTCGCTACCAAGGATGTGGTTAGGGCTTGAAGCTGAAACACCTGCAAACATTGTAGCAATTACGCCTTCGTCAAATGCATCACGCAGAGCGTAAGCAGCAGAAGAAGATGCAACTTCTTTAAAGTTTACGTGAGACATAGCAGTTTCAATGTCATCAACTTTAAACTTAAATGCGTTTGCAATATCTACAACAAGAGTAGTCTCTTGGTCAGTTAGCTTGGT